CGAGGGTAGGGGCTCCGGGGCCTTGTGGTCCTGCCACGCTGGGCAGGCTTCCACCCCCTCCCGAGTCGGGCTGCGTGCCTCCCCCTTGGAATTGTTGTTTCTTGATGTTCTGTACGTTCTTCAAACCCATGGCAGCGGTGGCAGCAGCTGCGATAGGTGCAAGAACAGGACCGACAAACGGAGTACCCACGACGCTCTTGTATGAGGCGATGGTAGCCTCGAAGGTGGAGATGAGGGCCTGTGCCGCTTGTATCTTCTTCGACCTCTCGAAGCCTTTCCTCTGCTGCTCTTCCGAATCGCCTGTGAACGACTCGTTGAGTTGGGACAGCATATCGAGGGTGTACCTCCCTGCGTTGAGCATGGTCTCTTGGTCCTTCAGGACGAACTCCTTGAAGACCTCGAATTCCTCCTTCCTGATGAGGCGACGCTTCTGGCTTTCGTCTTCCAAGATTTGCGTCTGCCGTATCTGCCCCATGAGGCCACGCTCCAACGTTTCCTGTTCTATCTGTGCTACCTGCACCCTCCTCTCGTTCAGCGCATCGCGGGTCTTGATGAGGAGGTCCAACTCCTCCTCACGTTGGCGGATGGCCTCCGCTCGGATGGTGTTGAGTTTGTTTTGTAGCGTCGTCTGAATCTCGAGCGACTCTTGGGCGAGGTTGAAAATTTCAGCCTCCAGCTCCGCTACCTTCTGCCTGTCTTCCGTCGTGCTTGCCGTATTCTCGAGGCGTGCCTTGGCGATAGCCAACTCTTCCTCTGCTTGTGCCTTGCGCTCTTCAAACAAAGCCCGCTCCAACTCCCCCGCACGAAAGGCGGCTGCCTCACGTTCTTCGATGGTCTTGGTAACGTCCTCCGCGATGAGGTTGAGTTCTTTGATTTCCGCCCGTGTCTTGGCCGTCTGTACGATTTGCTTGATACGCGCATCCTCGAGGGCTTGTTCCCTCAACAGCAACTCATCGAAGAGGACTATCTCTTCACGGATTTCTTCGTTGATACCTGAGACAGCCGCTCGTGCCGTCTCTGCGGCTCCTTTGAAGTTACCCTCGAAGACCTGCACCACAGCCTTCCCCAGCATCCCGAGACGGTCCACGATGACGTTGGTGACGGTTGTAATAACTTCCATGCCGCGAGCGAACTTCCGCGCTCCCTCTTCCGACTTGGTGAATGCCGTGACAACAGCCACCAGACCCACCACCAACGCTCCGATACCTGTGGCGATGATAGCCGTCTTGGTTAGCTTCAACCCGTTGATGAAGCTCTTCGTGCCTTGGGCGGCATTCTTGAAGCCACTGATGGCCCCGCCCGTCATCTTGTCGAGTTGGTTGGTAAGAACCGAAGTAGAGTCGGCGGTCTTTTGGATGCCTTGGTCTACGCTCTGGATGTTCTTCTCGACACTCGACGTATCTGCCTTGAATTGCAGGACTACCTCTTGATTCTTTATAGCCATGACCAGAGCTTATAGATTCCGAACGCGATGACACCACAGAACGTCACGAGGTACACACCCGCCAAGAGATAGTCCAAGGGGATGAGCCACCACGGGAGGGAGGTCTTCTTCTTGTATGCCTGCAACAAATCGATAGCGGGCATTATGTGGCGGGGGTCTTTCATGAGGGTTGTGTGGCTTGTGGTTTTGGTTTGCAGATGCCCATCGGTGACGTAGCTCCGGGATAGGGAACCCCCGGTGAGATAATCACCCACTCGTATCCGTACAGCTCACAGCACGCCTGAGAGCCGAAGTCGGGGGTCGTCGGTCCCGAGTTATTGAACCGGATGAAGTTGTACCTGTCGTCGAATCCCGTGGGCGTGTCGTCGCAGATGGCTACGTCGGAGAGTTCCTTGATGAGTTCCACCTGACACACCCCCTCCACGTTTGCGTCGTAGGAGAGCTTCTGAACCCTCCAATACGAGTCCTTGAGGTAAATCCTATCTGAGAACTCGAACGCGGCTATATCGGCCTGTGAGAGCCTCATAGTGCACGTCATGATGCGAGCCTCCTCGGAGTAGAGTTCTTTGACGTATTGTGCCCAGTATTGGAAGTACAGGGTTCTCCACGGTGGGATGTTGATAGGAAAGAACGGCTGCTCCATCCCGAAGTTCAAGTCCTCGTGGGTGAGGGTGGCGTAGTCCTCCGAGTAATTGGAGAACGAAGGGAAGAAGGTCGAAGGCCCCACCGTCGCGCCTGTATCGTCACGAATCCACCAATAACCATATCTATCCGAGATTCCATGCCAGTACGCTATCATCGGGAGCGGGTCTTGTATCGCGGTGCCGTCGGCTTTGAGGCTGCGATGGAGAGGGTAGTTAGCCCCCGGGATGAGCGAGGTCATGTACTGCCCGAACGTCGTCTCCACCGTCTTCTCTCCCGTGGCGAAGTCGTTGCTGGGATCCGTCACCTCGTATTCTCCGTACACCCTGTCGAGGGACTTCTGCACCGCGTCAGAGATGAAGTCGATGCCGGGCTTGTAGGTCCACTTGTACTCCTTGCTTTGAAGGTCTGTGGTAGGGGCGAGGGTCACGTCCTTGGAATAATCTACGCGGTCGCTCCAGTCCTTCGCGGTGCCCGTGCTCACATAGTCCATGAAGGGTTCGATGAGGAGGTGGTTGGGTTTGTTCTTGTCTTGGACGAAGACGAGGTTGAACATCTTCTGCAAGCCCAGCACGAAGTCGATTTGCTTCATCTTGGGCATATTCGCAGCCACGTCGATGGTTTGCCCTGACAAAGGGTTGGCCCCTACGATGGTCATGCCCGTGAAGATTCCCGTGGCCCATGTGTTGTTCCCGAGGATGGCATGGCCGTGGCCTGAGCCTGTAATCTTCCCCCACATCTCCACATAATCGCCTGCCGATAGGAGAACCTCGTATTGTTGGAATTGGTTGAATCCGTATTGCTGTGTGGAGGTATTGAGCTGAACGTACTGCGTCCCGTTGATGTAGATATATATCTCCACGTGGTCATCGTCAGGGCGGGAGTCGTAGCTCCACACCACATACAAGGTGAAGTTCGCGGTGTATGGCGCGGTATATCGGTAGTTCGTATTGCTCCAGTTGCTCCCTTCGTCGACTCCGTTGGTGACGGTATCTACGAGAGGTAGCTTGGCTACGGTTCCAGCGGTGGTATAGTTTGCTGCGAGTGCAACGCTGGCTGCCGCAAGATATGCCTGTGTAGCTATCGGGGCTTGGATTCCGTTGTATGCCGGGAGGTACATCTCGCTCATATTGCCCGTCCCGGTGGCATCGAAGAAGGAGGAGTCGTAGGTGAAGCCTGCCTCGTCCATGATAGCATCAAATACCTTCTTCACTTGAATGAAGGGCGTGAGCTCGCCTTGATACAAGCCGTCGGTTTCCGTCCACGGAGGGTTATCAGGGAACGACCAGTTGAAGCCTTTGTCGAGGAGTCCGTACCGAATCTCGGGACCGATGGTTGTATTTCCCCACGAGGCTATGATGTTCGCCTGATTGAGGGCGTGGTTGTAGGTTGATAGGTCGAGGTCTGTCAGCATCCCATCCCCGATGGCTGTCTTCAGGTCGGTAGCTCCTGCGAAGAATACGACCTCGATGTCTGCGTAGCGTTCCTTCTGGAGGTACACCTTCTTCACCTGACAATACCCCCGGAGGATGGGGACCGAGTTGGCTACGAGCTCCGCTGAAATCTTCGTCTTGAGGTCCACCCCCACAGCCGAAGGAGACACCAAGTTTCCGAGGATGCCGAGGTTGTTGGGAGTAGCTGGGATGCGGAAGGTCTGGGAGTAGCTCCCCGCCGCTCCGTTGATGTTCTGCACATCGGAGAATTGGAGCGTGAGGTTGACGCTCTCGTCTTGGTATAGGTCGGCTTCGGTGCCGTTCATGTAGAGCCTCAGCATCGGATGTCTTGGGCGAGGGTGATGGTGAAGCTCACGTCAAACGTCTTGGACGCAGCAGGGATAACCTGATAGCTCGAGGTGTCAATCGTGCAGGGTAGCCAGTCGCCTGTCCCTACTCGGAACATGACATTCTTCGAGCGGAAGGCGTATTGCAAGAGGTCGCGCTCCGAAGCCGTGAAGAGTTGATTCCTCAAGGCGTACTGCTCCTTGCCTGTGATATGGTAGGGTGTGGTCTGCCGGTCCCACGAGTTGAAGGAGAAGCCGAGGCTCTTGCGGTAGTTTTTACCCTCCGTCTGGATGGTCTTCAGGTTCCTCCCGTCGAAGCGTAGGTAGTCCCACCCTCCGACCGTGTTGGCCCATGCCAGCTGTACGGGGTCGTGCTTGATAGGGCGGCAGTCCCTGTCGACTCTGATGGAACAGGTGACAGCGGTAGGCGTGCCGGCCCCGTCGGTGCCTCGGATGGTGTAGTAGTCCCAGTCATTATCCCACGACCCCCCAAAGAGGGTGGCGAGGTTGGCAGGCCCCAAGGGGACGATGATGTAGTTGGCTCCTACGATGGTGCTGGCTACGACGTTGTTGCTTAGGGTCCATACGTTGATATTGTTCTTGAAGAGCTTCACCTCAATCTCATCGAGCGAGGTCAGCGTCCCGAGGTTGTCGGTCTGGATGAGGACTGCGATAGCTTCGTCCTCGGCAGCCATGACCATATCAATCCGTCGTCCGGTAGAATCCAACTGGCGGTCGGAGAGCCACGACTTCACGGTGGATCCTGTGGGGTAGTAATCGGCGAAGCTGGGGTGTAGCCCCTGCGAGATTTGCATCGCACCACCCAAGAGGTAGACCACATCGGAATCCTCTGCGAGCGTAGCCGTACCCGCGTTGTATTGCCCCGCCTTGACGGTGTACTTCCTGATGACAGGTTCTGTGGTGGTTCCCACAGATGTGACCACCGTATGGATAACCCCAGCCGATTGGGTGTCGGGAGCTGCCACCCTGCCTTCTGCGATGTCGCTCAGGTCGAAGTATCCGTCACCATTCGCATCGGGTGTAATGTAGTACGTTCCTATGAGCGTCCCGTCGGTAGTGGTGAGCAGGGACTCGTAGACCTGCACGATGTATCGGTCCGGTGTCGAAGCCTCCTCCATCTTGAAGACGAGGGGCTGACCAGCGGGGCGGAGGAGGTCGGGAGCGGAGGTGATGCTTACGGCCATTACTTGGGTTTTACAGTGATATTGCCCGACTTGAATTCGAGCGACTTCAGGAGGTCTTGGGCGAGGGCTTCCCCGAGCTTGGTTTGGAACTTGGGGACTTGGGCTTCAAGGGCTGCCTCGTAGTATCGCAGGCCCTCGATGCCGTTCCTCTTGATGCTTCGAGCGATGAGGAAGGCGGCACTCTGGAGGCGTGACTCGGTGGCTTTCACGAAGCGTCCGTCCTTGTCCCTCACCCTCACAGGCTTCACCTTCATCCACTTCCGGATGGCATCGGTGGGGGGTTGCTTCTGACGAAACGAGAAGGGAGCCTGACGGTTTTTCTCCGTTCCATTCACGCCCCAATGGATGAAGGCAGCATACGGCAAAGGACTCCCGAAGGAGACCCTGCCGCCGCTTATCTTGTATTCGAGAGATTTCTGCAGGCTCCGCGAGGCCACCCCATAGGAGCGGTTCTTGCCTATCTTCCTTGACCCCAGCTCTCGCTTGGCGGCAAGGTTGACCTCCTCGGCAAAGTCCTTGAGTATCTTCTCGAATTCCGTCACGAGAGCTCGCGAGCGTAGAGGATGGTGCGGTCCGTAGTTCCAGAGACACGAACCTCACGAACCGGGAAGGGAAGGAACTGACAAGGCTGCGAGGCGTCAATCTCCACGGTGACCTCGGCACGATTGGAACCTTTCACCAAACGGAAGTTGATAACTACGGATTCCGTGGTGGTGATGCTTAGGTGGTCGCCCTCCTTGTATCCCGTGCCTGCGGTGTCGGCTGCGAGGACTGTCAGGACTCCGTTAGAATCGAAGGCGTACGAGAACTGCGCCCCGCTTCCTTCGCTGTCGATGTTTGTGGCTGCGATGTTAATCCCCACAGCAGCACCCGTATATGAAGGGGCGTTGGTGACACCAGCGAGCTGCGATACGGAAGGAGATATGACAAGGGGAGCAGCGAACTCCGTCCCCAGAGGCACCACGGTGAGGGTGATGTCGATGTCGGCGTTGTGGGCGATGTAGCTGGAGCCGGTAGGCAGCTCGAAGAAGCCGTCGCTGAACTGTCCGGTATATGTTCCGTTGAGGTAGTAAATCATGACTTCTTGGATTTGCCGAGGATAATGGCACTGAGGATGCGCTTGATGAGGTCAACGATGTCGTCGTCCTTGGTGGTTTCCGTGAGGGCGGTGATGGTTCCCGCAGCGGAGATGATAGCGAGGGCGATTTCTGCCCAGTGGGTTTGGAAGAATTCCATATCAGGGGGTTTTGATGTTGTAGTATGCTTTGATGCAGTGGTCCTCTTCGATGTAGTCGAGGAGACGCTGAAGGGAAGTACCCGTCCGTGAGAGGGTGCCCCTCACGAGGTTCGCCCCCAGCACTGCCGAGATGGTCTGATGTCCAAAGGGGTATCCGTTGGGCTTCAGGAGTACGTCGGTAAGGAGAAGCTCCGCGAGGATAGAAGCCATGAAGGAAGCCCTACGTCCGAGGTCGTAGAGCCACCCCCACGGTCGGAAGTCGGTGAAGACACGCACGAGGAATCCGTAGGCGGGACCCACCACGAAGAGGGCGAGCCCTGCGAAGACGAGAGGTATGATGAGCAGATTCTTCATTCCTCATGGGTGAACCATCCATTCTCCACCATGTACTCGTAGGAGCGAACGGTGGCGGTGCTGGGGATGATTTGACCGAACGTTATCTTCTCGCTCGTGGCGATGAATCCCTCGAGCATAGCCTTCTCATATTCGCTCACCTCCGGGAAGGCAGCCACGAGGCGTGAGAGGTCCACCTCGGGAGAGCAGTAGATGACGAAGTCCGTGTCCACCTGAAGGGCGTATTGACCCTCGGTGGGGATGGTCTCGCTGAGTACTTCCCCGGTCTCAGGATCCAGCTCGATGACAGGCTGTGGGTTGTCGGGATGGGCGAGGACTTGGAATACCTTCCCGTTGGCTTGGTAGTCGAACTGCTTGGCTACGGGTGCCGTGACGTTGTACAGCTCCCGTGTGATGAGGTTGGCCCGCTCCTTGCTCGTGAGTTCTTCGGTGGGGAGGATGATGAGAAATTCCATCAGTAGATGTTGTAGTAGTCGTTGATGTTCGTCTCGATGCCTGTGCGGTTGGTGCTTTGGTCAGAGTTGTAGTAGATGCACTCTTGGACATATCCGTAAAATGGAACTATGTTTGTTGCTTGCGTTCCTATTGAAATTTTCGTGTTTGCGGCCGCTACATTTGCGCTTGTTGTTAATGTGCCCCCATTTATCGCTGCAAAATCTCCCGCGTTGTCCGCTCCGAAGTAATGCAAGTTGAGTCCTTGTTCATTCCCGGCGTACACGGTTTGCGTTGACGAAGAAAGAATGCGCCATTCCGTTAAGGTAAAAAACACAAAGCATTCCGGAGTAAAAAACAACGCGCGGGTTGTGCTGCCGCCGCTAATGTTTCCTACTGCAAAATTTGTCGCTGTCCCCGTTGCGCTAACTGTGCCGCTGTTCAAATAATCGCCTGCAAAAAGCGCAGCGGGCAAGTTGTTGTCTTCGTCTAAAATTACTCCCGTACTGCTGTCGCAAATCTTCGGCTGACTTCCAGTTGCCTCCTGCTCCGCATCATTCCCTCCCGGACCTTGGTCGTACCAAACTTTGACGAAGCCGTTGGTGCCTGCACAGAAAGCCTCCAGAGAAGCCGTGTCGAGGTTGCCCTGCCCATCGAAGTAGATGTCCAACTCGTCGTTGTTGGACTCCCTCCTGACACGCACCGCAGGCCCCGTATAGGCCGAGCGAAGGCGACGCAAGGAATAAGCCGCAGCAGCACCCTCGTAGTTGTCGAGAAGGTACGGGGTAGGCTTGGGGAAAACGTAGCGGCTGCGCTGGTCCATGATGAGCACTCTGCGGTCTGTGGAGTCCGCCACCCGCATCTTGGTGACAGGGAACGGGACGGGCTTGCTTGGCTTGGTGGCTTCCATCCCCACGGTGACCGTGGTAGCGTTGCTGCCCTCTACGAGGCGGAACTCGATGTCGTGGCCTTCATTGGTGGTAATGGAGAGCTTGTCGTCTACCCTGTATCCTTGGCCTGCGTCGGTGGCTTCAATCAGGACGAGCTTCCCGAGGGTGTCGAATTGGTACTTGAACTTCCCGCCCGAGCCTGTGCCTGTGAGGGTGGTCGCTGCTATCCCTCCCCCCGAGGCTGCCCCCGTATGGGTGTGGGTTCCGTTGCATATCCCCGGCACTTGGTTCTGTACTCGGCTGAAGGAATCCCAGCTCCTCGTGACGGCTTCGGTAGTGGTAGGGATGTACTCGGTGGCTTTGTCGGCTGCTTCGAGTTGTGCGTCTTGGATGTAAATAGTACCCACGCCAGTCACAATCCTTGCGTAATAAACTGTGCCCGTGTTATTGGTTGTTACACTGCAACGATACCACCCACCACCAACGTCTGTAATATCCGCACTTATCACGTCACCAAAATCAGTACCTAATGAACCAGCAGCAGACAAATTAAAAACTTGACCATTGGTACCAGCGGATGTAAAAACATCCAAAGTAAATTGACTTAGTGTGCCTTGTTTGGCATATATCGAAAATGTTGAAACACCAACCTGACTGTAATCCTGATAAATTGAAAACGAGGTCGATGTGCTATTCAATAGCCAAGCATCATTTGTTCCATCGTATCCGTTTTGTCCGCTTGTTAAAGTTGCGCTATTTAATACCCACTTGGTATCAAACTGATTCGACTGGAGGATAAGATTTGTCCGTGGCACCACGAGGGGGGCGGGGTATTCCTTCCCGACGGGGGATACCTCCACGGAGAAGTCGTTGTCCTCTCCTGCTGCGATGTATCCGTTGATGGTCTGTACGTCGGAGGTGTTGTTGCCCGTGAAGGCTTTGCGAAGTTTCCAGTTCATTTGATGGGGTTGTTGCAGGAGTCGTACAAGTAAGGAACCGCGATGGCTATGTCCAAGAGGCAGCCCGCCAAGACGTTCGATTGTGTCTCTTCCAAGGGTGTCACGCTGGCACTGCTCACCGTGTAGTTATATCCGAAGGTGAAGATGACACCCCCCGTCTCGATGTCTGCGAGGATGTCCTCGGCTATCTGCTCCGAGTCGCTGAAGGCTTCCTGTTGATGCGTCACCTTGTCGGTCTCCGAAGGTGGGAGGGTGAGGATGTACAGCTCGAGGTTGTACGTCTTGGTTCGGTCGGTGTTGTAATCGGCTCCCGTATATACCAAGTGGACGAGAGGGTAGCGTTCAAACTTGTCAAGATCCACATCCGAGGGACTCCCGTGGGAGAAGGTCTGAATCATGGCATGATTCGAGCAGAACTTCTCGAAGCGGTTGACGATGTTGTTGTAGGTAATCATTGCTTGCGCTTATGTTCGAGGTCCTTCAGGAATGCGAGGTGGGTGAAGAGGTGGCCGATAGGCGAAGCCGTAACCGCATCCATCTTGAGATAATCCTCCCCAGCCAAGGAGAAGAGGAGCGGGTACCATCCCCACTTCTCAGCAAACGCATCGCCTCCCTCGTTGTTTGAATCAAAGAGGACTGCAAAGTGGTCAGCAGTTCTCGTTCGGTAGTCCAAAAAAAAAGCAACGCTCCCGAGACGAGAGGGGCAGGCATCTCCAGAAACGCCTCAGCGTCTTCTTTTGCCGTGTATGGGGCTATGGTATACTTATCGCCCCAACGTCTGTCTATGGGCCTATAAAGGACGCTCATGGCTTTGTGGGCGTTCCTCCAGAAGTCCTTGGTGTAGTCCTCCATATCAATCCACTCCCCCGTCGAGAATTCTTCCCAGTTCGGGATGAAGCCGTAGGTCACCCCTCCCAGTTCTATGATAGGCTTGTGTTGGGCCTGTTCCTTCTGGAGTAGGGTGGTGAGGTGTGTGTCGGCTTCTGTGATGAGGACACGAGGCATCGCTCGTAGCTTGTCGTAGGGTACGCCTGTGACTGCCGAAACCCGCTTCACAGGGTCGGTGTCTGATTCCAAGGCCATGAGGTGGCGAAGGGTGAGGTCAGCATAGTGGGCAGGCAAGCGAAGCTCCATATCTGTATAAGTAAAAAGAGGGTGATTTCTCAAGTTATCCGAGGGCATATTTCCCAAAGTTCGGATTCGTTTGGTTCCAAGTGATGGCATAGCGGCTCGCATCGAGGAAGTGGTTGAAGGCATCCACGGGTTCGTTGAGCCTCCGACCGTTCTTGTCTTCCTTCCACTTGTAGTTCCTCAGCTCCTTGATTCCGTTGATACTTCGCTCGGTGATGAGGAGCGGACGTGAGCGGAGGAAGTCGATGCCCGAGCGTACCGAGTCGGGACCTTTGCGGGCTGGGTGTACGTTGAGTCCGTGGCCGTGGATGTCGTCGATGCTCTTGGGTTCTGCCGAGTCCGCCACGATCATCGTCTTGCCTACCTCTGCATCGCGGAGGGTGCGTGCTATGTCTGCATTCGTGAGTCCGGTGGCGTAGCATACCTCATCGAGGCAGAAGGCATGACCATCGGTGTATACCTTCACGATGGCTGTGGGGTCGTTGGTATATCCGAAGTCAAGGCCCACCGTCATGAGCTTCCACCCATCGGGGACCTCGGGTACTGTCTTCCAATGCGTGAGAATAGTGGCCCGAGAGACACCCCGCTCTCCGAGTCCGTAGACCCTCCAGTAGTCGGGGTCTGCCTCTTGGAGTCGCTCAATCTCTTGAACGGTGGACGGGGGGAGGAAGGGGTTGTCGAGGTAGGTGGTTTGGAAGAAGGCGTGGTCATCGCGGGTTAGGATGTGGTCGTATATCCAGTGGAACTCATCGGAGGGGTTGTAGTCGATGATGGCTCTCCCGGTGGTGCGGAGCATAAGCTGCCTCCAATCTTCGAGGGTGAGTTCGTTCGCTTCATTGACGAAGAGAATATCGCGCTTTCTTCCCCTGACTTTCTGTGGTTGGTCGACACTTATGAACTCCACCATGTTACCAAAGAGGATGTATGTGGCTTCGGACTTGTTGTGGAGCTCCGGGTTGTAGAGGTCCTCCCTTTCGAGTATCTCGAAGAAGTCCCTCATGACCGAGGCTCTGATGGCTGGGAACGTCTTGCGGGCTATGGTGATGACCGCCCCCGAGTTCTCGTTGCGATGGCACAGCTCGATGAGAGCCGTGAGGATAGAATAGGTCTTGCCCGAGCGTGTGCCTCCTTGGTGTACTTGAATCTTGGCTGGGCAGGTGGTGACGTGGTAGTATGTGGCAGGCTGTCTCAACTCACCGTTGTGGTGTCCGTGAACCACGAGAGGGGCTTCTTCTCTGCCACCTCAATCTCTTGGCGTTCGATGTATCCCCTGCCCTTGCCTTTGGTCTTCAGGAAGAAGATGGTGGCGGCTGGGTTGCCTTCCTTGATGAGCTTGTGGAGGTGGCTCTCTGCGAAGTCGAGCACCCGCCCGTCGATAGCTTGGACGGCCTGCTTGTAGTCGGGGTCATCCTTCATCCATTGGTAGTGGGTAGTCCTCCCGATGCCTACCGCATTGCAAGCTGTCGTCACGATTCCCAGCGAACGCTCCAAGGCTTCGAGCATCTGGTCTTTTTTGGTGTTCGTCCTGTTCTGTTTTACTGCTTCCATAGCTCTGCCTTTTTACCTGTGAAGTCCTCCCATCGCTTGACGATTACGTCGCAGTATTTGGGGTCGAGTTCCATGCCGTAGCATTTGCGCCCTGTCTTTTCCGCCGCAATAAATGCCGAACCACCACCCGCGAATGGGTCGACGATGTTTTCCGACTCTACTTGCCGCAGTAGCGTTTCAAGTAATTCGACGGGCTTGGGTGTTGCGTGTTCGGCTTCTCTGTCCCTCTTGCATTGTATAACGTTTGGGGTTTTTCCGTCGCCAATTTTCCCGGCCAACCTTGACCCAAACAAACACAACTCGTGTTGATTTCTAAAGGGCATTCCCATGCCCATCTGTACCTTGTCCCAAACAATCATATTGCGAACGCGGTATCCTTTGGCCTCCGCGATGTCTTGATTGTGTACCCACATTTTCCAATCGCAGAAAACAAAGGCCGTGTGAGCGGTGCGCAAGTTTGCCAGCACCTTGTCCATGAGTGCGACATATCCCCGGGTTGACAGGTTGTCGTTTTCAATTTTCTTTTGACCTCTTGCGCCAATGCTTCCGGAGGTTTTCCCGCTTTCTTGGAATCCACCTGAGGAATAAGGCGGGTCGGTTAAAATGATTTCGGGCTCGGTTCCATTCATAAGCAATGCAACATGGTCGGCGTTGGTCGAGTCGCCACACATGACGCGGTGGTCTCCTAATATCCAGAGGTCGCCCGGTTTGGTCTTGGGTTCTTCGGGAACCTCTGGCACATCGTCGGGGTCTGTCAGTCCTTCGGTTGGTTCATCTTCAAACGGGATTTCCAAGCCCCAGTCACCCAGTTCTTCTGCGTCCCATTCGTTGGCAAGCATATCCCAGTCCCACTCCCCGAAGGCGAGGTTATCCTTGATGATGAACTCCTTGTGTTTGGCTTCCTCCCACGAAGCGATGTAGACGGGGACTTCCTTGAGTCCTGCCTCCTGTGCTGCCTTCAATCTCATGTTACCACCCAACACCACGAAGTCGGGGTCGACTACGATGGGACGTGCCTCGAGCATCTCGGGGAATTCCCGCAGGCTCTTCACCAGCTTCTGGAGTTGGTCCTTCCGAATCGAGCGTGGGTTATTCGGGTTCGTCTTCAGCTTGCTGGTCGCGATAAGCATCTGCTGCGTTGAGGATGTTTCTGAGGGTTTCTCTGACATGGTAGTCGTTGATTGCGATGTTCAAAAGTAGCTCCCACGATTCTGCCGAAGGATAGAAGGCTCCGAGTTCGGCTTGCGTCTCTCCGGTCTTCTTCATGGTGAAGAGTATCCAGTCGTCGCTCTCGTTGAGCATCCGTTTGGCTTTGCGTGAGGTCATGCGTTGAGGAATCGGTGGTACTTGTGGCGGAAGTTTCGGTCTACCTCGTAGAGCTCATTTCCCCTACGCACCGAATATACGGACGTTGAGTGGTCCCCGCGTCCCAAAATTTTCGAGATAGCCTTGTATCCGAAGCCGCAGTCACGGAGGTACTTGGAGCATATATGTCGTGCGTCGCATATCTCACCCCTTCGGCCCTTGATGATTACGTCTTCCCACTTCACCCCGAGGATGACGACCCCTCGCTTGCACCGTTCGAGGGCCACCCGCTTGTCGAGCTCTGGGACGTAGAGCTGGCCAACGGCTAAATAAAGGTGCGTCAGTAGGACTTTCTGCTCCATTGAACGGCACATATTGCGAGGCGTTGCTCCTCTTTTGGGAATTCTGTTTTCATGGTGTCATTGCTCATGCAGCGAGCGACGAAGTCGTCCATCTCTTCGGACGCTTTAGGAATTGGAATCGGCATTGTTTACTAAGGTTTCGAGTTCTTTCATGAGTTTGGAGTTGCACGGAGGACACGATCCGGCGGCTTTACCTGCCCCGAGGTACTTGTTGGCGAGCATGGTAAGCTCTCCCGTGGTGCGTAGCTTGTTGTCGCGGTTCAGGAATTCGCGTATCTGTTCTATATCCTCCGACTTGACGATGGCTTCCCACTTACCCAGCGGACACGAAGCCGTCTTCAGGCGTGTCTTAGTGGGCATATGGCATCCACAGAGAGGGGAGTCGGTGAATGCTTCCTTCACCAAGGGTCCACACGAGGAGGTCTTTTCTACGAAGTGCTCGCAGGAGCGGCATATCTCGAGGCGTTTACTTCTGATTTGTGCGCTTACTAATAACATGGCGGAGCTTGTTCTTGGATTGACTGATGGACTCGTAGAGTACCGAGACGTTGATACCTGACTCCCGAGCTACCTGTGCCATACTCCACCCGTCAAGGTATAGAGAAAGCACCGTTCTATCAAACCACGAGAGATGGTTGGCCATAATCATCGCCTCTTCTCTTTTGATGGCTTCCGAGATGTCGTAGTCGGAGACGAGGGTATCGGTGGGTGTCTCATGGATTTCATAGAGTTTCCTGAAGAGGTTCTGTGCTTGGTTCCACATCGAGGTATGGAAGTATCCCGGGAGGTTGTCGATGATGTTCTGGTTGCTTTCGAGGGCGTTGATGCATTGTAGGTATGTGTGGTGCACGAGGTCGCGAGGGGAGTCGTGGAACCTGCGGGCCGTATGGACCAGCTCTTCGTAGTGCTTTACGAACCACGCATCAAAGTCCCTTCGTGCTTCGGAGCTCATCGACCTTTCTCTTGTAGTGGTGGTACATCTGCTCGAGCTCGTCGCGACTCCAGCGGGCTGTCATCTTGGAAGCTATGAGCAGGGCCTCGGCGGTGCCCTCCCCGTATTCTTCCTCGAGACGAATGGAGAATTTGTACTGTTCCCCCGAGCGGAACCCGTTGCACCTCTTGCACTGGAATTGTACGTTCTTCTCGTCCCAGCGTGTCTTCATGCAGGCGCGGCTCATGAAGTGGCCTGCGTCGACTTCGGTGTAGTGGCGGACGGATCCACAGGTGAAGCACTCCCCCATGCCCCGGTGGTCACTCGCCCTCAGGCGGATGTACTGGCTGAACACCGTGTCCAGCTTCTTCACCATCGCTGACCGTGTTGGGGTACGGGATGTGTTCCCACCGTCCCCGCTCGTCGACTTTGACGGGTTTGATTTCTTGGGCCTTCTTGAGTTCCTCCTTGGCGGCTTCACGTCGTTTCTTTTGATTCTCGTATAGTTGGATGAGCTGGTCGTCGGAGAGGCGTTCTGGGGCGTGCTTCTTGAGCTCGTTCCAGTTCTGCTCCCTGATGGCTGCCCGCTCCCCTTCGTACTGCCGAAATATATCTACAAGTTCCGGAAGTTTCAAACGCTCGTATCCGGGGCGGTATTCTCCCGTCTTGAGGCGGTGCATGATGATTCTCCACTCCTCGAGCTTCATCGCTGGGAACTCGTTCATGAGGTGGTGTACGGCATCAAGTACGTCGCGGTCCGCTGTGATGCTTCGGGAGTAGTCGAGGTATGTGAGGGTTTCCTTCAGAAGTAGCAGCAGCGTCCCTTCGGTATGTGCGGGGCTCACCCGATAGGCCGCGAGGACGTTGGTGCCTTCACGCCAAGCTCTCTCCGGACTGAGCGGCGAGCTTGCGGAGATGTTCTGCAATGAGCGAGCCGTCTGAAGGGCCAGGTCTGTTTTGTTTTGCATTGGGTTTGAATTGTGCGGTTCTACGTATCCAGCCGCGAGCGGCGGCCTTCCAATCTTTGATGGGTTTGTTTCGTCCTTGGGTCCATCCGTTGGCTTCGTAGTAGTCGAAGAATGCCATCGCATCATCCTCCCCTGCACCCACCTCCCGGAAGGCTTCCAAAACTACTTCCAAATCCTTCGGGCGTGTCCCTATCTCTTTAGATGTGTTTTTAGTTGTTCTTTCTCTTGTATTAGTAGAGGTATCATTTGGGGATGCTGCCTCCCCATTTTGGGTACTCTGCCTCCCCATTTTGGGGATGCTGCCTGCACGAGTTACGATGCTTCTGGTTCTTCCGTTGAACGTCACCTCCACATACTCAAGCTCTTGCAGCTTCTTGATGCTTCGGCCTATGGTGTTGCGTGAGATGCCGTACTCCTGCTGGATGGTGTCGTTGCACTTCATGAAGCTCCTCCCATTGCCTGTAAATGAATCTATCTCTGCAAGCAACGCACGCTCTACCAAGGTCAGCCTGCTATCGAGCCAGATATGAGCCTCAATCCACACCCCCTTGAATTGTCTTTCCATGCTTTCTGTTTAGGTCAAATATCCAAATTCTTTTTGGCTTTCCTTCTTCGATGTATGCCTCGCCTGTCTGGATGGCTTCTCGCAGTCGGTAGCTATATTCTCTATCGATGCTCAAACTCCTTGGATGGTATCGTTCACCGTTCCACCAGACATTCATCGACGGTGAGGTCTGTCCTACGCATTGAAAATTGGACGCCTTGTAGATGGTTCCAATGTGCCCCTCTGTCAAGTCCGAATAGGAAAGAACGTACCTCGCGTCTGTATTCTTGCGAATCCACTTCACCAGTTGTCCGATGAAATAACTCTCAGAGTTTCTCGGGCTCGAATCAAGGCAAGCCATTCGTCGAATATCAATGGCCCCGGGATATTTTGAGGAGTGCCGTGGGGGACCAAGTACGGCCCCCCCGACAACTTTGTGGGCATAGATGAGAGCAAAACATTGTGTGATGCCTCCACCAATCCTGCTTCCCTTGTAGTGAAACTTTTTGAATATCTGTGAAACGTCTGAGTATTCACAAGCTACCACGCTGGCGTGTTCCTTTCGGAACTTATCCAGAGCGTCACGATATTCTTGTTCAAACAAGCTCACACCTCCCCCTCTCTTATCGGTAGCAGCTCTTTCAACTCGTGCTCCCTCCACTCCACCTCCCCATTGAGTTGTAGGAAGGTGGTATTCTTGGAAGCTACGATTTCGGGTGCGTGCTTCAGGATGCCGCGAGGGTTCTTCCGAATCCAGTTCCCCACCGTCTGCTCGGTGACCCCGAGCTCCTCGGCACACTTCTTATTCGTTCCCCAGTGTTTCTTGATGAATTCTCTCATGACTTCTTGAATTTAAACATACCCCACAGGATTGAAACCTCGCGGTATTGAACCTGCTCAACCTTGCGTGGTTTCTTCGTGCGTGGTTCTGTAAAGTTGATGGAGGTCTGTCCGACTACGTGTTTTTTGCGACCCCTCCTGTGTCTTAAGTTTAGGTATCGTCGTCTCATCCTGATAGATTCTGGTGTCCTTCCGAGTTCTTCTGCTATCTGCTCGTCGGGCACCCCATCTTCAAATCTGACCTTGACGGTTTTCATTTCTGCTGCCGTCCATCTTTGGAAATCTCTGTTCATCGTGACTTGTATTTGCGTTGTGAATTGTACTCGTCTTCTATCTCGAGCTCTTGCTGGTAGGGGCTTATGAATGCCCTCCAGTGGTCAGGTTGTGTCCTGTGGTATGGTATGGTTCTCCACTCGCTTCCGTCCCATCGGTGTACCTCGTAGTCGAAGCGAGGCAGGTCTATCCCGAGGACGCGGTGGGTCCATGCTACGAGGTAGCGTCCGGGTTCGTCAGGGGTCCCCGTGGACCACATCTCTCGCGCTCTCATGGCTGGACCTCTTGCTTGATGATGTCACGGCAACGAAGGGCAAGGCGTGCAGCCGAGAGAACCACTTCGTCGTATCGGTTCTGGGTGGGGTCACCTGCCACCTGCATCGCTACCCCCACAGCCCACGAAGCGATGATACCTTTCGTAGCGTCTGGATCCTGCTGGCGAGAACCACCCGGGGTGAAGCCAGGCTTGTCGAGCTTCAGGCGTGGTCCCCACTTCGTCTGGAGGTGTTCCTTGATGACTACCTCGTCGCCTACCTTCCACTTGTCAGCGGAGAGAGCGTTGACTTCTCCTATCATCCCGTTCTCGAGGATGCAGTCGAACTTGTAGAATGTCTTCCCCTGTGCTTCAAAGGTTCCCTGCGGGGTCAGGTTTTGAATTTTGGTTTGTTCCATTGTGTTTTGGATTGGAATTTCTTTCAGTTTGTGGACGTTGTAGGAGCGGCCTGCCAGCTCCATAGCTATCGACATAGCCGTATCGTAGTCGGGAGCGTTGAATTCTTCCTTCTCCCAGTCGTCCTTGTCACGACCGAAGATGAGCAAAGCCTCCCAGCGTTTCATGTGTTCTTCTGGATGTCTCGTTTGAAGTCAGCCCAGAGGCGGTCGAACTTGGCCTTGAAGTCGTCGGCGTAGTATTCTACCTCCTTGCGCGTGATGTGTTCTATCCATTCGTTGTAATCCTTGGCTGGATTCTCTGGGTAGACGGTGTGTGAGATGCCGTTTGGTTTGAGCATGGTATTGAAGGTTTGTGTCAGGGTTTGCCCTGTCATGTGTTGTTCGTGCGTCGGGTTAAGTCCTGACGAGTATTTTGTTTCATTTGCTTGACGTATTCGTAGACGGCCAGAGCTACTCGCGCTTCAGAGTCGAAACGTGCGGTGCAGTAGGTCTCGAACTCGAAAAGGTTTCGGAGAATCTCTTTCTCATTCATCTTCTTCATCGTCTAAAAATTCACAATGCTCTCCGCATCGGAAGCAGATGCCCATATCCTCGTCGCTGGGCCAGTCGCAACAATCGCTGTTTCTCATGTCAAAGGTTTTTCAGGTCCAAGTAATAAGCCATAGCGAGGCGGAACTTCTCAATCTGTTCGTCGCTCATGGTCTTAAATTCGTTCCTGCGGAGTTTCAGGATGATCTCGGTGGCGAGGTCTTCTCCGTAAATGGGTTCTTTTTTCATGGGGAGGAAGTAAAGGGGCCGAAGCCCCGTTTGATTTATGCCAAGGTGAAGCGGTTGCCGTCAATCTTGTAGTGGCCCTTCATTGGTTCGATGAATCCATTCTCGTTGAGAACCTCAATCCACTTTCCGAATTGGTCTTCGGTGTGCCCGATGATAGTCAGGCGGAGGTCGTAGTTGGCTTGGTCGTTGTAAAGAACCGTGGTTCCGAAGGGGAGGTCTGCGAGAGTCATTGTGTGTGTTTGTGTGTTATTCATGTCCCAAATATACAACTCTTTTTTCATTCTCCAAACATTTCGAAAAGTTTTTTCAAAAAAAAGACCCCCCGACGTTTCGGAGGGCCTTCAAACCTGAATAACGTATGCTCTACTTCTCGAAGAAGGAAAGGCACAGAGGGGTCACTCCGACCCCGCACAATACAATGCCCTCCCAAGATAGGCCAAATTCATGAATCTGCCACAAGGCCTCTATCACAATCGCACCCCCAAGGGTTCGCTTCGCACTCCACCGGCGTAGGTCTCCCTTCGTCTTGAAGATTTCCGTCACGTCGAGGCGTGAGACAAGGCCCAGCCACGGGTTCATGTTGCCTCCCTGACTTCCCATATGTAGGTATCGTTGCGTTCCGTACATCGTGCCCACCACCCCCCGAGGCGTGGCGTGGCGAAGTTCTTCTCCGTAGCCCACCCCGCGTACCTGTCGCCCAGTTTCTTGTACGATCCCATCCTCAAGTGGTGGACCGTCCTCTGCTCAAGGCGGAAGTGGTGGTTCAGCCTGTCGATAGTAACGGGCAGATGCCACTTCTGGTGGTCGTGGCCTCGCAAGATGAAGTCCGCATCTGGGAAGTCCTTCTGGTCTATATCGGCCCCGAGGATGCCCTTGGAACGCTTCGCCCCACCTCCGTATCCGTGGTGGTAGTGAACATTGAATCTACGCTTCGAGGAGCCGTTCCTGTGCGTCGTAACAACCAGCCAGCCGGCATATCCTCCCACCTCGACATGGCCCCCGGCTGTGTTGATGATTTGTGCCACCCTGTCGATAGGACTGACCATCATTCGCTTCTCGATGTTCGTCTCGTGGTTGCCCTTGGAGATGAACTTGATGACGTCCGCATATTTGGCGAGCTTCTCCCCTACGTCTTGGATAACCTCGTCGACATAGATGCACGACTTGTACTCGGGCCTCAGCTCGGAGTAGTTCCCGCGAGGGTCGAACCTTCCCTGCATAAGGTCGAACAAGTCCCCAAAAATAAAAACCCCCGCCCCCAGCTCTCGCGCTTCGTCGAAGTGTCTGTGGAGGAGGGAGCGGTCGCACTTCATCGCGTCGTAGTGGATGTCAGAGATGAAGAGGAAGTCCTTGCTGGAGCCCCTGCTCGGGAGGTTCACGTCGACTTGGTGTACGGTGCGGCTCTTTCTTAGTAGGTCCATATAACGTTGGGGTCTTTGTTTGGATCCATATCGACATGGATGTAGTCCTTTCCTATCCCAAAGCGATTGAAGCCAGCGTCCAAGAGGGCTTCCATCATGAGGAAACGCTTCCGGCTTGACACCACCTTGAGGTCGGCAGCCCACCCCAAGAGGTGAGAACTGCGGGGACTCCCATTTACGGCCTTGTTGTGTTGCACCGTCCGCACCCCCGAGGTCACGATGAACGGGAAGCCTGCGATGTCACGGGCCACATCGAGAGCTTCGAGAACGTCGTGTTCCATGAGCTCCCCCGTTCCGGGTCTGTCGGGGCTGTCGAATTCGCTGAGCTTGAAGTATTTGTACATCAGATGCCCTTCTTTGCCAGCAATATCTTCAATTCGTGAATACCCTCGACGCATTCTTTGAGCATTTGTTTCAACTCATTATGGTCACTCTCGAGGCGGTACACCCTCCCCTTGAGCTTGGCGATGTCGCTGTTCAAGTTTACCCAGACCCCCAAGGCTACGAGGACAGAAGGTATGAGAGTTATCAAGATTTCGATGTTCATCGTAGGAGGGTTATATGTCCCGTCAGTAGATGCCCCGTCAGGGAATGGGCGTAGATGGTATAGGTATAGACCCCTTCGGCTGCTCCCTCCCCTGTCCAAGGCTCGTGGATATTGTAGGTATGCCAGACGAGCATCCCCCATCGGTTGAAGACAGACACCTCCCACGTCCCCCAGCACGAAGTATCGGTCTTCCACTTCCACCTGTCGTTGATTCCGTCGTCGTTAGGCGTGAAGGCATTCGGGACGTAGATGTCGCAGCGGTAGCATTCCTCCTGTGTCTCGCAGTCCAAGTATTCCACGACGTGGTGTTGAATAGTATCCCACAGGAAAACAGGCTGAACCGAGAACACAGTATCAATGAAGGGGAGGTAGAGCGTATCTACCGAGGTCAGCCACAGCGTATCGGTCTCCGTGAGCCATAGCGTATCTGTAAGGATTTCCGTCAGGATCAAGGTATCCGTCTGCGTGAGGTAGAGGGTGTCCGTTTGGAATTCTGTCAGCCACAAGGTATCGGTCACCAGAAGCGTATCCAACAACGTCTCCGTAAGCCACAAGGTATCGAGCTGAGTGAGCCACAGCGTATCCGTAACGACAAGCGTATCGAGCTGCTGGACATACAGCGTGTCGGTCTCCGTCACCACCACTGTATCGGTCTGGGTTACGTAGAGTGTGTCGTACTCCGTTTGTACGATGATGACATACTGCGGGAAGTACAAGGTATCATAATCGTACACCACGTCCACCACGTCGTAGCAGAAGCACTCTGTCACCCTGTTATTCCACGGAGTGGGGTCAGGATAGGGCGGGGTGTCGTTGGCTGCCGAGGGTCCGTTGGTCCATCCGTAGGGGGAGTCCCATGTGTGGAGGGTCTGACTTCCGTCTATCTGCCAGATGACGAGCTCCACGCATACGCTGTCGCGGAGGTTCCACAGGTTTTGGAAGTTCGGGTTGAAGACATCCTCGAACTCGTGCGTCCACGTCTCCATCACCGAGAGGTTCGCAGGGAACGAAGCAAAGGCCCACCCTATGTGCCACACATCAGAGAGCCCCGGAAGCCATGCCGTGTCCAGTCCCACAGCATGGATGCCCATCACTATCTGGTTAGCTTCTCCGCTTTCGCAGGTCACCGTCCATCCCGTCTCGCTTGTCGTGAGGCTGAGGTCTACCTGTCCCCAGATTTGAAGTGGAAGAAGAAGCAGGGCGAGTCTCATGGAGCCAGCGTTTCAGAAGTTGGATATTGTCTTCTCGGGTCATCGGATGGTACGCAAGAGGCGGCGACCCAAGTCAGGGTCCACCCCATCGGCTCCTATCGAGATGGTCATCCCATTCTGATAGTATGCGGTGTACTCGGGGATCATGTCAGCGTCCGTATTCGAGGTGTACTCGGGGAAGGAACTCGAGTTGAACATCAGATAGTCCACGAGGCGGGTGGTGTAGAACTGTGCATTCTGCCGCGCGTTCTCGATTTCTCGGTGCAGGTCGTCGGGGCCGATGGCTGCCGTGTTCTCTGCCGTCCGAATCACCAGACCTCCGTTGTCCAATTTGACGTACAAATTAGGCAACATCTCCACCATAGCCCACCATACCGTCACCTTGCGGACGTAAGTGTCCAGAAGGGTCGCGTATGCGCCTGCAACGGTGCCGTCGTTTACGTCCTTCTTTAGCTTGTTCAGGAGGTCCGTCCCGAGGTACTGCTGGAGGTACTTGTCCTGAGCCAAGATGATAGCCGGAACCATGACCGCATCCTCTACCCCTCCGTTGAGCTGGGTGATGCGCTTGATATAATCAGGGTTCACGAAGAGAATCTCTGCTTGTAGTGCCATTATCGAGGGTTTAAGTAGCCGTGGTTGGGCATGGTTGAAGGCCATTGACTGACGCGAGGGTCATCATTCGGAGGAAGCGGGTTCTTGCGTCGCTCTTCTTCCGGTAGCTGTGAGATAATTTGACGCGCTCGGTTTACGCTGATGCGTTGGTTGTTCTTCTTGAGATACGTCCTACGAATCCACCGATGGTGGCAGTTGGGTCCGCCTTTGAATAATAGGATGTCATACGTATCAGTCCCGTTCGGGCCAAATCCGGGATTAACCGCACGAGCCGAAGCTCCTCCGAGTTGTGCGGGGTAATATGGTCCTACCAAATCCTCCCTGCGATATACGCGGTTTGCACTCATCATCTTGCGACAGAACTCACGCTCGGGGCTTTTACTCCCATCGTAAGCATAGCGGACCTTGATGATGTCGTTGTCCATATTGGACTTCGCTTGAGGTTTGGAGGACGGCACAGATGCAAAGCTCCACAGCATATCGTGAGCAAGATCTGTGTCGGGATTGTAATCGCGCTCGTCGATGAGCTCCCATTCCTCATCCACCTCTTCTCCACGCTCAATAATCCAATCTGCCAAGTCCTCTCTGAGTTGGCATTCCTCCTTCGCTTGGATTTGGATGGTTGGAACCTCCTGCACCGTCACAAGGGATGAAGTACCCGCAGCGGATAGGATTTGTTGCACCGCGTCCTCTACGATTCTTTGGTAGGGCTTGATGACTTGCCTGTCGAAGAGTTCCGAGGCGATTTCAAGCTCTTGCGTATTTCCAAGCTGTCCTGCCGTCTTGACGCCAAACATAGCCGAGCTAACAACGCGATGGCCAACCATAATTTTGTCGGACACCTCGGTGCTGAGGAATTGGTATTGCTTGTCGGCATCGGAGAGGGGGAACGGCTCGAAATCGGGCTTTCTGTCGGGGGAATCCGAGTACGTCACGATGAACTTACCCGCATTGGTAGCCCCAGCGAGCTGACGTTCGATGTCGTTGCGAATCTTCCTACGCTCCTCACTCGCCGGCACCCCGTTCTTGAAGTGGATGGTGAAGGAAGGAGCGAGTCCGTTCTTGATATTGTTGATATGGTACTTGCCGATTTCCTTGTCGAGCTCGATGTAGTCGATACTTCCGATGTAGTCGGGCTTGGGGTAGTAGTAGGAACCGGGAGAGAACGGCTTGACGTAAAGGATTTGAGTGGGGTGCTCCAGCTTCATCTCGGGGTCGAAGGCATGGACCGGGACGGGTTCTTCGAACTTGTCCGACCAGTCCTTCGAATAATAATACCAGTGGCACTCCTCGTTCTCGTCGACCTCGCCTGAGCGTACGTTCTCAAAGGGGCAGTGGCGTACCTTGGAGATGGTGCTCCGGTCGATGGAATATACAATCTCAAGGGCGAAGCCTCCCTGAATCTTCAGGTCTACGCAAGCCTTCCGGATTTCGTCGTCCAAGCCCCACTCCTCAATCTTCAATCGTGCGTCCAAGTCGTTGGCCTGCACCCCATCGCCAAAAATCATGTAGGCGATAGAAGTACACAAGGCGTTATGTGTCGCGCTCGACTTGTAGAGGTCGATGAGGTACTGCGGGAAGAGGTTGTCGTCGCCATACTTCACCCACCCCTCACGGCTGGGAATCTCCGCATAGGAGCGTTCTTCGTATTCTTTGAGCTTCA